CAGCACTGGCGTTGTCGGCATCAACTGCCGTGCCCCAGGTTGTTCCTTTCGCGAGCGATACTATAACATCTTTGCCTCTGGCCATTTTGATATTTCCTTCTTATATTATACAAGTCTTGGTGATGCGAGACAAACTATTGCTTACAGGCTAAAAATTGGGTGGAGCGTAAAAGACGCACTGACAAAGCCACTTCAACTACACGTCTCAGGCTCTTCAACTACTATTCCGATCCTTGCGAAATGACAAAGCACTCCGGCAAACATTCTGCCGTCTGATGGATATTCTATAAGTTGCGCCGTTCCGGTCAAATAAGCCGACCCGGCAACGACTTCACTGTTTTCATTCAGGGCGTCCATGACATCGTCAACAAGTTGCTGATGCGTTTTTTCGCTGGTAGCTGAATCATCTATTTGATAATAACTATGCACTTCAAAGTTGTGCGACCTTGTAAAGACATTACCGAGTTGATCAACAGAAGGTGCAGCCGTCCGCGTAAGCATCCACGTATTCAATATTTCATTATCAACAAATAACTCTCCGCGGCGTTGTATGTCTGATGAATAGCGAAGATACTCATAAACGTTAGCCGTTCCCGTTACGGCTTCGATGGTATCTTGCAGCGCTTCAACTATCGTCGTGTAGCTCATCCGCTTACCCGTCTCTCAAATCGCTGTATGCCGCGCCTGAGTATGCGCAAGACTTCATTCCGTTTTTTATTCTCAGCATCTCGAAACATAAACGCGCCGCGATAACCGGCTTTGCCTATTTTGCGCCGAACTAAAAACGTAGCCGATTTAAGCTTGTCCTTTGCCGGCCTCAATTTGCGTTTCACCCACAACTCAAGCGGCTCATGCGGAGGCATCTTACCCGGTAACCTGCCTACTTCTCTAATGTCAGCATATTTTTGCGCCGGGCCCCTTACCGAAACTTCACCCTTGCGATTCGTTATCATTCGCCTTGCAATTCCCGCCCGCAATGTTCCGGTCACGCCCACGGGCGTATTGGTTGCGACTTCTCTTTGCAGTACGATAAGCGATTCCTGAATTGCGCGCCGGACTTCCTCGTCGAATATCTTGACAAAATCCAAATTAGTCGGGCTTGTGATTTTAACGTCAAGCTTGATCATTGATATTGCGTATTAAAAGGATAAGAACGCCCGAATCTGTCTCTTGTATCAAGGTCAACAAATATCGCTGCCGCTTTTACTTTTACATCGTCACCCGCACCCACGCGCGAGAGATAGTCTTCCATGAACTTGTCGGCAACCGTTTGCCACTTGTCTGTATGCGTCGAATAATCCACCGCATCGGCTGAGAAGGTAGAATCAGTATGCTTTGCGAATCTCGCGGCCAATGACCTCGCCGTCAAAGCGCAACACAACAGCACAAATGCCCAATACTGCTTTGATGGGATCGTGTCTTGCGTGTCGGTGTGGATATGAATACCCGTGTGCTTGATCGTGAAATAATCGCTTGTCCCTGGTATCTGCGTAATAAAACGAATGTGCGGTTTTTTCCGTATAACAGGCGTCGATGAATATGTTGCCGCCGCTGCGTTTTTAATTGTCAGTACGCCTGTTGTAGTATTCCCATTCGCCGACGCCCAATTTGTTTCTCCGCTAAGAGCCGAATTGTTTTTGATCTCGATCACATCACCGACGCGATAATATCCGGCATTGGCTACAGTCGAAAATGTTGCCGAGGTTGCACCGGATGAAACCGTAGCGACTCCCCTGGCGGTTTCGTCCACGTCTTCAACAACCATGATATTATTGATGTCATAATCTCCCCGTCCTTGCCCAATGTTCGAATCAAAGACTGCGTGAATAACGCTATCATGAGCAAGCCAGGTAGAAGGCAACTCACGGTTGTACTCGCTATTTCCAACATACTCAGTCGAAACAATGCGCGGAACTTTCGACGAAAATTCCGGCAATGCGCCTTGCGAGAGAATGTCCATAATTGTCGAACTGGCAATCAATTCAGTGTCATCGCCATAAATTGACAATTCCTTTTGCACAAGTGCAACCGTGTCGCCAAGTAAAGCCATTAGCTCACCTTGCCGCTTTCAAGATCAACCAAATATTTTCTGCCATCATTTGAAACAACATGGCAGGGGTTGCCTTCAATGAAACTTAAAATATGGGCATCTTTGAATTCTGCCCATGCCGCCATCTTGGCTTGCAATTCCGGTTTTGCCGTTTCAATAGCAAGATTTAAAACGACACGAGGACTTTCATTGTGCCCTTTGCCTGGCCGTGCAGCCGTCTTGCACATTTCAGCATCATTAATAAAGCCGGAGATATGATCTCCAACTTTCCTGAATTGCATGCTCTGCACTTGTGCCTTGCGATACTCTGCAATCAATTCAACGCATCGTTGTTTTGCGCTTTTAGCCTGAATCAAAATCTCCGGCTTTATCTGCGCCACGATTTCCGGTTGCTCTGGCGGTTGTTCTACTACAACATCTTCAACGGCTTCATCAGCAACCGACAGTTTCTTTTTCGCCATGTATCACCTCAGCTAATTCAAGATCATGTCCATTCTCAGGCAATCCGGGCTTGCCGTTTTCTTTTTCTACTATCCCTGCCCATTGTGGCAAGATAGCATAAGGATAAGACGATTGTTTCTTTTTTGCACGCGCCGTCAAATTCATGCCGTCTTCTGTTTCAATGACTTCGATTTCGTCAAGCGCCTCAATGCGCATCAAAAGACGTTTCAAACCGTGCTTGGTGAAACCTATTTTATGAAACTCTTCAGGCTCATACGTTTGATGCCCACCGTATATCTGCCAATAGGCATATTGCGAAACGTAGTCTTCATCGGCATCGGCGCGAATAACTTCACGCGCCGCAAATGCAAGATTCGGAACATTGACAATCAATTCTCCACCGATTTTTAAAATGCGCGTCCATTCCTTCAACACTTGAGGCGCTTCAATCATATTAAAATGTTCAAGGACGTGGCGAGCATGTACTGCATCATACGTTTCATGCTCTTGCGGAATAGCGCGCAAGTCACAAAGAATATCCGGTTTGACTTTGGCTTTACCGTCAATTCGTACAACTTTTACTTCTTTGCCAAAATACGGACTATCGTGTCCCGCGCCCAAGTCTGCAACAACTTTGCCCGGCTCAAGATATTTCCAATGCTCACGCTTTTTAAATTGCGGCATGTCTTCAGTTAGACCATAACGAATTCCAGTTTCACGATCTTGATGGTCACATTGCACGGCAGTATCACAATAAAGCTTGAATCCCGCTGCACGCGCCTTCGTGAAAAAATACAAATCCTCTGTAGCTAAATTTGCCGGGGCAGATTTTTCATCATATGCCCAATCACACGAGAACCAGGGCGGTTCTATTTTGCGCAGTACATCAGTATGAATGAGAAGGCAATCACAACCCGCCCAATCAACTTCAAAAAATTCTCCATATGTCCAGTCTTCATGAGGGCCTCGCATTATACCATTCCACAAATACGGCTGCTTGGGATGATATTTTGTCCAATAGACGCCAGTACAAAGATGTTTACGATGCCGCCAAAGATTTTCAAATGTACGATTGGGCGCAAGAACATCATCACTTAGAAAAAGCAAGTAATCAGCATTCATGCCAAGCGCTTGTGCTGCAATATTATTTCGTGCTTCATCAACTCTCTTGCCGTTTACTCTCAGCCTGGCTACTGCCGTGCCAAGCGGGAAAGTTAGACCCATGTAGTAGTCTGTCCATTCCCACGACATGGGTCTATTCTGAAGCGTTGGCGTACCGATCACCACTAACGGATTAACCTTATACAACTCAGCCATGTTACATTCGCTCCCTTTTAATGCGTTAGATAGGCCGGTAATTAAAACGAAATTGACCTGCAACCAGAACCGTTCCGGCAGAATGCGCGCCGCCAACGGTATTCTGAGAAGCATAAACTACATCGCCCGCCGCAAGCACTGGCGTAGACAAGCTTGAGTTTGATACCAGCGTAAAAGCACGCTGAGTATTGCTTGCCAAGCTCGCCGTCAAGCTAAGGCTGGCCAGCACCGTCGTGCCGGTTGCATCTGCGCCGCCATTGATAAGTTTCAGGTCGCGATAACTCGAAGCGTTTGCCGCTGCGCTGTCAGCGCCGTGCGGCTCCCAATAAGCGCCGACAATAGTACAAGCCTGCGGTGCGCGCCATTTCGTGGCAACGGCAGCGCCGCCATACGTAGCGTTTGCGCCGTCGCTTGCGACCGATGCGTGAGAGATAACCGCGCCAGCAAGCGATCCGCTGGGGATGTCTCCCAATTCCATGATTGCCATTGTATAAACTCCAATGTTGATTTTATTGCTTCAGTGGTTTATTGCACAGACTTATACATTCCGCGATGATCGAGCGCCTTCACGCCGTAGATAAACCGACCTTTGAAAGTCAGTTTGTCGGCGGTGAAATTGCTGCCGATATTCGGTTGATCCTGCAAAAGAATTTCAGGCTCTTGCCGTCCATTCAAAAATGATACTTCAATAGTCGGCATGGTGTTCGGGTCTGCCACGATACACCAATCAGTTGCGTCCGTCCAATAAGCAACTGGCGGAACCAACGTCAAGCCAAACGACAAGAACCAGTTGTTTTGCGTTTCCAGTCTTGACGTGCCCGTAGTCTGAGACATCGCCGAACGTGCAAGCTCCCAAGTGATTTGTTCGAGTTCATTCGGGATAACCACAAGCTTAGGCTGAATGAATCCGCCCAAAGTCTCGCTCGAAGAAAGCTCAGTTTGGTCACGCATGGCAAGAATGCCAGCAGCCAGGCCAGCTGAACCCATTGCCGTAGAGCCGAGGTTGCCATGATCTGCGTGGAAAAGCGCGGTGCCGTCGCCCATCGTTGGGTTAGTGCGGAAAACATCAAATACGGTCTTATATAAGCCACGCGCCGCACTAAAGGCAATCATCTGCGGGATTCGACGAAGCGCACCAAGATCATCATTCATTGCCGATTCCATAGAATAGGAAAACAGATTGCCTTTCTTTGCAACGGCAAACGTTTCCTCTTCATCGCCCGGCAATGTAATCTCTTGGTAGGTGCCAAGTTCGGCAACATCAGCCAGGTCAGCAAGGCCACCAACACGCACGCGCCGCATAGTACGAAAATCCGGCGCGCTTGTAATATGAGGCCCAACGACCATGCGCCACGTTTGCCAGTCAGCATTTTGTTGATAATAGGCAATCAATGCACGGCGTACAGAATCGCCGAACACTTCCGCCCACGTAGTAGTAGCGAGTGCAGCTTCACGCAAGCGAGACTCACGCAGCATTGACCGCCAGCGCTCTTGTGGCAGCGTCAAGGGCTTGGGCGTAAGCGAATGCGCCAAGTCGTTCATGATTGCTTCAGCCATATTCGCCGGGGCATCATAAGCGCCATTCATGGCCGCAAACGATTCCCGCAGTGAATAGAAGGGCGTAACATCATTCACCTTCTGGCCGAGCAACGCGCCGGTCATGGCGTCACTCCACTTGTCCTCTTGATCTTTGTTGACTTTCACTTTTTCCTCTTGTCCGGCCACGATCATGCCGCTTTCTTTCAGCGCAGCAACCGTCTTTTGTCTGCGTTCAATAATACGGTTGATTTCGGCTTCGGTCAGAATGCGCTCATAATGTTCCGCAACGATTTCATCCTGCATAGCTTGCGGCAAACCGGACTCTTTAACTTTGCCGGCCAGCATTTCACGCGATTGCAAAAGGCTGTTAGCCTGCGTATTGCGTTCCTTCAGCGTCTTTTCGACGATGGATTCAACACGCTTTGCAATCACTTGCTCAACATCTTGCAGAGTTAGCGGCGCAACCTCCTGCTTGCCGTTATCTGCGGCTTTTTCTTTCACCAATGTGCCCAAAGCTTCCTTGACTTCTTTCATGTCAAGAATAGCCTCGAGTGCTTTGGCGCGCTCTTCCTCCGGCATGGCATCGGTGATTGACTCAACAATATGCGGTGCCGTCTGCCGGAGAAGAGCCAACAGTTTTTCGTACATTACACTCTCCGATACTTTGCGTTTCACGGTTTGCGCTGATGCGGTCACTCGTAAAATGATTCCGCCTGCGCCTGGTTTATCAACAACAGTCACTTCCGGTAAATCCAAAAACTTTGTTACTTCATTAAACCGCTTGCCCGCTTCTCCGACAGCCTCTTTCATGTTTGCAAACGCATCAATGCTAAAACCTACGACGTTTTTCACGCCCGCTTTCCAGGCGTCGCGGATCATCTCAGCAAGACGCGAATGAAATATCTTTGCCTTGCCGATGATGCCCTTGCCCTTGCTTCCGTCTGGCTTGGTAAACTCGCCGAATCGCACGCCTTCAGCTATGCCCACCTTGTTGAGCACGGTTGCAGCTTTTGCTTTCTCACGTGCAGCGTCGGGAATATGCTCAAACAAAATTCCCGCGTCGCCCTTGAATTCGTAAGCGTAAAGCGGAACGCCTTCGAATAGCTTCAGCGTTTCAGGATTAGAAAGCAATTCAGGAGAGTAATTGATAGGCAGGTTATTAGATGGATGTCGATTTGCAGAAAATCCCGCTTCGATCAGAACGACCTCAAGCTCTTTGCCCTGCG